GCTCGCTCGATTTCGCGCGCGACGTCTTCGCCGATGCGCTTGCCGCCGGCTTTGCCTTCTTCGTACAGCATGCGCCCGACGTACGACGGCGCTTTGCCGATTGCTTGCGCGAGTTTGACGATCGAGCCCTCGAAGCGAGTGACGCGAATCTGGTCCAGCCGCAGCCGACGTCGTTCGTACTTATCCATTCTTTGCAAATTCCGACCCTGTTTTTCGCGGATACGGCCCGCCAAGGTATTGAGATAAAAAATACCCGTGGGTACCATCGTCGCATGGAAAACCTGCGGGCTTATTTAAACGCAATGGCCCCGGATGAGCAGGCGGAATTCGCGCGCTCGTGTGGCACGACGATCCGCTATCTGCGCAAGGCAATTAGCCTTCGCATCCGGTTGGGGCCGCTGTTCTGCGTCGGCATCGAGAGGGAGACGCGTGCGCTCGTTACGCGCAAACACCTTCGTCCCGACGACTGGCATTTGATCTGGCCAGAGCTTGTCTCTGCCCGCGCATCATCCACACGGCTACACCAACGGCCAATGCGGCCCAAGCCTCGAATGATACCGGCTGCGGCATCTGCGGCACGTCTTCGGCGGCTTCGTCGCGTGTGCCGGGCGAGCAGTGCTTGCTCGCCAACGAGGGCATTCAGCCATCAGTTTCTGCGCGTTGGCCCGTGCCATTCCAACGATGAGGCAAGTGTACGCGCCCACCAAAACCGCCGGTAGTGCGACCCGCACAGGCCGCCTATGACAGCTCTTTAGGAGAGACAACTTGAGCCACCACTATTCCGAGATCAACCAACACGACGCGCTCTACTGGGTGGCGCGTGGCTACCCGGGCGGCGTTGAAGGGCTGGCCGCTCGCATGGACAAGTCCGCCGCGGTGCTGCGCAACAAGCTGCTGCCGCATGTGCAGACGAACTATGTGTCGTTTGAAGAGGTGTCGGTGATTGTCGAGCACGCGGAGGGCGCTGGTGTGCCGAACGCGAAGCTGCCGATTCAGGCGCTGTGCTGGCGGCACGGGATGGTGGCGATTCCGCTGCCCGAAGTGGCTCGCGAGGATCTGCCGAACACGGATCTGTACGAGGCGCTTTGCAAGGTGTTGGCAGAGGTGGGGGATGTGAGCCGCGCGATGTCTGCTGCGCTGGCGGACAACCATCTCTCTGAGGGTGAGATGCGGAAGCTGGAGCGGGAGTTTGAAGAGGCGACGGCTTCTGTGATGGTGCTGCGTGAGCTGCTGCGTGTGCGTGCGCAGCGTGATGCTGAGCGGTTGCTGCGGCTGCGTGGCAAGGCGTGATTGATTGTTTGTTGAAGCGCGAGAGCGCATAGGAGAAGTGATGCAAGGCTGTAAAGCGAATTGCGGTAGCGCGGCGAAGCTGTCGCAGGAAGATTCCAAGCGGATCGCGAATGTTCTGTTTGGGATGGTCGAGGAAAGTCGGGTGAGCTTGACTGTGCCGTTGCCCGCGCGTCTTACGGAGGTCCGTGAAGCCATGACGCGCGAGCTATTGCTGTTGGCGGAGGTTACTGATGAACCCGCTCGAAAAGGTAAGCGGAATAAGCCTCGATGAACTGTTCGCAGAATCGGGCCATCGCTTCGCCAGATTTTTCGTTCGCATGTAGCCCATTCTGAAATAGGGTGGGCTGAGTTTCGAGGATCTTTTCGAGCATTTCTTCGGCGGCTTTGCGCGCCTCAGGGATGTCCATGTGTTTCCTGTGAAAGGTTGTGAGTGGTTTTCGTCGGGTGAGTGACCTGAGGAGCAGTGTTGCCGCCAGAGGTTGGGGCGGCAACCAATAGGGCGGGGTTGTATCGATTTTTGACAGGGCAAGACCACGCATGACACAAACGCAGGACAACACGCCACGCTTTTCACACGGTATGACGTGCTGCAAGGCGGGGCGTGTTGCTGTGGGCTTGTCGTGTGAGCGCGTCGATCAGATGTGTTGTGCGTGGCATCGCATCGCGGGGGCGTTCAAGCCTCGCGGCTTGCCGGTGCTGTCGAAGTTTGCGGAGCATCTGATGGATGCTTGCGCGTGGCCGTTGGCTGATGTGTTTTGGCCGTTCAATGCGGCTGTAAGGGCGATTCCATGGACATTCCTATCGAGGCCGTTGGCGCTGTTTGGGCCAAGGGCAGGGCGGCTGCATTGTCTGGCCGCGCGTTGGATGAGGCGAACGAGTATCCGGTTGGCAGCGCGCATCACGTGGCGTGGCTGGCGGGGTATATGGGCTTGGCGCGCACCGATGGAGGCGAGGGTGTCGGCGTATCGCATCAATGATCTTGAGTTGAGCGCGCTGGCGGGGGCGGGTGCGGAGATCGCCCATCTGTACCTGGTGGCGCTGCGCCCGCGTATGGACTTCCGTACGGGCGTGGTGGGGCGCGTGGCGCGGATCTCGTATCAGGCGCTGCGTGAGTGGACGGAGCGCACTGCGCGGCGTGGCGTGCGCTACCTGGCGCATGACAAGTCGAAGCTGCAACGGATGCTGGCGCAGTTGGAGAAGCTGGGGCTGTTGCGCCGGCTTGGCGGGCAGTACGAGCTCGTTTTTGCGTGCCCGTTGGCGGATACGGATTCGTGCGTCCAAAAGAAAGCCGGTCGACGTTCGATACACCCGCAGGATGGCTACGAATTCAGTGCTGACGCGGGTTTCAAGGATGTGCCGGAGTCTGTGGATAACGCGAAAGCCGCCACACATCCGTATTCCGGTAACACCTATAAAACCAACCCCCCTAACCCCCCACGCCGGGGGCGTGAGAAGAAGGAGATTGAGTCCCCCACGCCTGCGGCGCGGGAGGATCGAAACGGCCCCCAACACCGTCGGGGCACGCGGAGGCACCGGCTCTCAGAGGAACGTGGTCAGAACGCGAGTGTGGTTGGGGATGGGCTTGCAGAGAGTGAGGAGGGGCAAAGCGTGGCGTGGCAAGCAGACCTTGCCTGGCCGGTTGACCTGAGAGGGCCGGAGCGGGCGCGTGTTGCGCGGATTGTGGCTCGGGCACCCGTGGCCATGAGGCAGGTGGTGATCGACGAATGGCGGGGCCGTATGGCGGCTGGTGGTGTGGACGATCCGTTTGCGATGTTGGCGTACCACGCGAAGCGGGCGAGCGATCCGGATTGGGCGCCGTCGTATGCAGCGGCTGTGCGTGAGTCGCGAGAGCGGGCGAGGGCGTTGCGGCGTGAGCAGGATGAGGCCTTGGCGCGGTTGCAGGCGCAGGCGGAGCAGGCGGTGGCGGGGCTGCCGTGGCACGCGGGGCGGTTGCGGTCGGCAGGTTTGCAGCGGGGTGCGGCATGACGGCGGAGGAGGCGTTCAACGCGGCGGTGCTGGTGGCGTGCGGCAAAGGTGAGTGGCCGTCTCGGGCGGTGTTCTGGTCGGCGGTGCGGTTTGGAATGAAGGCCGTTGAGGCGGCGCGCTGGGCTGATGCGGAGGAACGGTGGTCGGCGCTCTGGCAGGTGGCGGTGGCTGAGCATCTGCCGCCGATTCCGGAGGCGCCGTTGGTGGGGGCGCCGGCGTCGGTGGTGCAGGCAAAGACGCACCTTGCGCGCATGCATGAGATTGTCGGATCGAGGAGGCAGGATGTATTGCGTTAAGCCGCGTGAGGTGACGAGGCGATCTGCGTTGGTGACGAGCGAGGATCAGGCGCTCGACGATCTGCTGTTCGCGTGGTTCTGCTGGGAGGCGCAGTATTCGGGCGAGAAGTGGTATTCGAACCGGGATGCTACGTGTGGTGGGTCTTCCAGCTCGCGACAGTGGATGTCGACGGATGACATTCATGAGGCGAGCGTGGATGCGTGGCAGATGCAGCAGGTGGCGGCGGCGATGGAGGCGATCTCGGGCGACCATGCGCTGGCGATTCGGGTGGAGTGTCGGAACAGGCGTGGGCCGGGGGTGTGGCGCAACCCGCGTGCGGGGCTGCGGCAGCCGTTGGTGTATGCAGCGGCGAAGGTGGCGATCAGGCCGTGGATTGTTAAATTCGGTGTCGAGTATTGATGGGGCGAGGGGCGTCGCTTAAAGTTCGGTTCGTGGGGCGACGCACGCCTATAGAAAACGTAAGCCCGACCGGATTTCCGTGTCGGGCTTTTTGTTTTTGTTGGGCGTTGAAGTGTTGGATGCCTTTGCGAACGACCGCCATTGTTCGGCAGAGGTCTTTACGCCTGAGCTTGCCATGCGCGGAATTGTTTGAAGAGCCTGAACCCAACGTAGTCGGCTTTCCGTTTGTACAGCCATCGGTAGTAGCAATCCCAGTAGCTAGTCATACGGCTCTCCGTCTGCTGAAAGAACCGGGGATTCTCCCGAAAGAACTCGCCATAGGCGGGCGCATGCATGGCCGGCAAGTGTTCCTCGACGACATCGAGAATCTCAGCAATATACTCGCCGCATAGCTGTACAACAAAAGGCACTACCCACGGCTCGGACAACGTAACGATCTGCTCGAGCTGCCGCTGCCGGACATGGCCATCATGATGTCTCGTCAGAGCGCATGCATATATCCGCGCTTGCACTTCATTTAGATCTGCGCAAGGGCCCGCATCGGGATCGGGGAAAACTCGATAGGGGATATTGAGCGATTCGCCTCGAACAACGATGGGCAATTCGGGATGAGCCACATTCTTGCTTCCGATCAAGCTTGCGACGATGGCCGCTTCTGAGCGTAGCGCTGCAGGAAACGCGGCTTGCAAGAAGCTGCTTTGATCACCGCTCGTTGCTTGTTGGTTGCCAGTCATATGTCGCCGCGGACTCTCGGATGTGCTGCTGCCATTCTGGCACAAGGACCGATCGGCCACCCCGCTATAAGGCCGGGGGCCCCTGGGCTCAAGGGGTACTGCGGGGGCGGGCACCCGCGATTCTTCGTTAGCGGCCAGTTTTCCAGCTTAGTGAAATTCACCTCCTACGAGGTGAAATGGTGAAATCATGAGTGAAACGACCCTCCTGACGCGCTCTGCGTTCGCGGCGCGCCAGAACTGGTCGCCCAGCTACGTCACCAAGCTGGGCAAAGAAGGGAAGCTGGTCACCACGCCCGACGGCAAGCTGGTCGACGTCGATGCCACGCTCGCGAAAATCAAGCGCGGCGCAGACCCAGCCAAAGAAGCCGTCCGCGCCCGCCACGAAGCCACACGCATCGACCGCGACGTCTACAGCGCAAGAGACACAACGCCCGACGCCGACCCATCCCTCGGCCACGACTTCCAGGCCGCCCGCGCCGAACGCGAGTACTACCAGGCACAGCTAGCCCGCACCGAATACCAGTGGGTCTCCGGCCTCCTGGTCAGTCGCATTGCCGTTGAAGACGCCGCCGAAAAGATCGGCGCCAACCTGCGCGATCGGATCATGGGCCTACCGCGCCAGATCGCGCCCGAGCTTGCCTCGATGACTGACCCATGGGCCGTCGAGCGCCACCTCGAATCTGCCCTGCGCAAGGTGCTCGACGACATGATCGCCCACGGCGCCAACGTATTGAACGAATCCATCAACGATCCCGACCGCGGCAAGTTGGCCGACCTGTCACGCGCGGGGAAAGAGAGGTACGGCTCCATGGAGCCCATCGACACATCGTGAGCCATCCCGACGGAGCCGCACTGTTCGCCCGCGCCTTCCTGGCCGGCCTCAAGCCTGACCCCGAGTTGTGGGTAGACGAGTGGTCCGAAGAGTTCATGGTGATCCCCGACGAGTCGGGCGCCGCCGAAACCGGGCCATACCGCTCCGCGCGCACGCCATACGCCGTCGAGCCTATGCAATGCCTGTCGCCCGCGCACCCGTGTTTGCGCGTGGTCGCCATGGTCGCATCGCAGCTGTTCAAGACGCAGATCGCGTTGAACTGGATCTCGGCGACAATCCACCGCGCGCCAGCTAACTTTCTCGCGCTGCAACCAACGCTCAGCCTCACACGCCGCTTCTCAGCCCGTGTAGCAAAGACGCTCGAAGCTGTGCCGGTCCTGCGCGAACGCATCGCCTCCGCCCGATCGCGCGACGCCGCCAACACCGCCGAGCGCAAAGACTTCCGCAAGGGCACGCTGTTCATCAACACAGCCGGCTCCGCCGCCAACCTGGCCGAAGTCTCCGCGCGCTACGTGTACGGCGACGAAATCGACCGCTGGGTGCGCGACCTCAACAACGAAGGTGACCCCATCGGCATCGCCGAAAAGCGCGCCAGCACCTTCGGCCGCAACGCCAAGTTTTACTACTCGAGTTCGCCCACCATCGACGGCGCCTCGCGCATCGCCGAGCTGTACGCGCAGAGCGACCAGCGCCACTACTACGTGTCCTGCCCGCACTGCGGCCACGAGCACATCCTCGAATTCGAGCAGCTGCGCGCAAGCGACGATCTGAGCGACGTCTACTGCGAGTGCCCCGCGTGCTTCTACAAGATCCGCGAGCACGAAAAGCCTGCGCTCTTCAAGACCGGCCGCTGGATCGCACACGGGCAGGGCGACGGCGAGACCGTGGGCTTCCACCTGTCCACGATGTACGCGCCGCTCGGCTGGGTCTCCTGGCGAGCGCTCTGCAAAGAGCACCGCGAAGCCAAGCTGGCGATGGAAAAGGGCGATCCTGGCCTGATGCAGGTGTTCTACAACACGCGCCTCGCGCGCCTGTGGGACAACGCCCAGCAGCGCACCAGCGCCGACGAGCTGCGCGACCGCGCCGAGGACTACCGCCTGCGCACCGTGCCCGCCGGCGCGCTGCTCCTCACCGCCGCCGTCGATACACAGGACGACCGCCTCGAACTGCTCATCATTGGGTGGGGCGAGGGCATGGAGCGCTGGACGATCGACCACCAGGTCTTCATGGGCGACCCGTCCGACGCCACGCTGTGGGCCGCGCTGGACGAAGCCTTGCAGACCACGTTCCTGCACGCCTCCGGCAAAGAGATGCAGATCCGCGCCGTCGGCATCGACTCCGGAGGCAGCCACACGCAAGACGTGTATCACTTCACGCGCTTGCGCCAGTGGCGTCACGTGCTCGCGCTGAAGGGCGCCAGCAAGCCCAACCGGCCCGTGATCGCGCAGCGCCCGTCGCGCGTCGACGTGACATGGCAAGGCACCACCGAAGTCGACGGCGCCGAACTGTGGATCGTCGGCACTGACACGGCCAAGGACTGGATCTACA